CAAGACCCTGGAGGGCATTGCGGGGCGCACCTTGCTGCCCGAGCTAACCCAGGCTCTTCATTCAGCTATCACGCCTGCTTCGGTAGCCACCCTCACCAGCGGGACCCAGGCTTTTGCGCAGCAGACGGGGCGGGGCGCGCAAGCCTTCGGGCAAATGTTCGGCTCCAGCCAGTTCCAGGGCGCGTTCGGTCAAGTCATTCAGGCTGACGCTCGGTACGTCGGCGATCTGTTTGTCGGCTTGTCCAAGCTGGTAGATGCGTTTGTCCATCTCCAGCAGGCTGCGATTCCGCTCACCGATTGGTTCGCCAAGCTCTTTACCCACTTCTCGAATTGGGTCGATTCGACCACGAAGGCGCTGCAGAACAGCGGTGCGCTTTCCAAGTTCTTCGATGAGGCGAAGGTTGCCATTGAGACGCTGGCGAACCTGGTGAAGTCGCTCGCTACTGCGCTGTATGACATCGTCTCCGCGTTCGGGGGCTTCCAGACTGCAGTCAACATCGTGAATACCCTGTCCCGGGCGCTGAGTGTCATCGGTCAGTTCTTCCGAACAAACAGAGGTGTGTTCCGCGATTTCGCAGCCGGAGCGGTCGCTTCGCTCAACGATGTCATCACCGTTGTGCAGTCGTTGTTGCGACAGATCGGAGGCATCCTTACCGTTCTCGACAGGATCGCGCAAGCGTTCGGCGGTTGGCGAGTCGTCATCGATGGCATCCTGATCGCCCTCGCTGCGAAGTGGACGGCTGGATTCATCGTTCCGCTCGTTCGCGGCGCAGCTCTCCTGGTTGCTTCCTACACCGCCGCGTTCGCGACGATGTCGGCCGAGGCAGTAACTGCGTCCCTGGTGATCCGCGAGGCTCTGATTGACACCGGCATCGGCGCGGTGATCGTCGCCGCCGGGATGCTCATCGCGCGATGGACGATGGTCAAAAACTCATTCCACAACGACATGACAGAGATGCATCAGTTCTTCAACAACCTGGCCCAGGACATCGTCGCTGCAGCCTTCTGGGCGGCCGAACAGACTGCCAAAGCATTCCTTCTGCCGGTCACGTCTCTACTGAAGCTCGGCTCCTATATCCCCGGCGCGATAGGCAAGCCCTTTGCAGACGCGCTAAACGCCGTCAATGCCACTACTTCCGGCTGGGGGCCGGGGTTCATCGGACTAACAGCGAACATTGGCGCCCAGGGAGGGAGTGCTCTTGGCACGAACTTCGCAAACGCCGCCCTTCCTGGGTTGCAATTCATCATGCAGTCTGCTGGCCAGGCTGTGTTCGCGTTCACCACCAACCCCATTTTCCAGGGCGCGCTCCCCTCGTCGCGACATGGGCTGCCCTTCCAGGTTTCCTTTAGAGACGGTCACTGGCAGGGGATAGGGGCGAGGAAAATCACTCCGGCTCAGGCTGCAATGGCGGCAGCACAGTGGAAAGAAGCACATCCCGGCGGCCAAGTTCCCAAGCAGGGATCAGTCCAGAACCTCACCCCGCAGGATACGACGACCGTTCCGTTCGCGACTCCGCCGCCGTTGACAACCCCACCACCTCCAGCAGGAAGCAAACCGAGCATTCTTACTCAGATCCTGCCGGAGCATTTCCAGAACGCCATTGCCGACCTGCAGGGCAAGGTTGCTACGGCTCGGGGCAATCTGGCTCAGGCAACAACACCGCAGGAGGAACGCAAGGCTGCGGTGGAAGTCCAGCGCACCGAGAACGCATTGGCGAAGGAGATTCTCTCTGCGCAGAAGTACATCACCCATGAGATCGCCACGCAGCATCTGACCTCGAAACAGATGATCGAGGCACACAAGGAACTGAAGACTCTGGCGACTGAGCGAGCGCAGGCCGAGGAGCGGTCGACAGCGGCGCTGAAGAAACAGAAGGACGACGCGGTGCTCATCAAAGACATGCACATCCTTGGGATGGGCGGACCTGAGGGCGGAACAGCTCAGTCGCTTCGCTTCCGCGAGCACCAGGTGCTGATGCACGCCGCTACCGCAGGCGGCCTCGATACGAGTCGGTTCCAGCGGGAATCGAACGCCCAGATCGTCAAGGACATGCAGCGCCAGGGATACCACTTCTCCCAGGCGACGCTGGAGTCGCTGCGGAAGATCAACGAGGTTCTCGCGGCAGGCCATCTGTCCGGTCAGGCGGCTGCGGCCATTCGCGTCCAGATCCGCGACCGGCTGACTCAGATCAACGAGACGCTGAAGGGCAAGGCGACGTTCGCATCCAACTACGTCCCAATTGGCGACATCACCGGGGGGCTCGGCCTGACTCCGTCCCAGCGCGAGAACATCCGTAGCCGCCAGGCGCAGTCCCAGGCTCACGGGGGGATGCGTCCGAGCGACTACGCGGCGCAGGGAATCCCGCTCAACCCGGTTCATCCTCATCCTGCGGGCAGTGGCGCCCATTCGTCTGGCCCGGGGCCGGGACGCCCACCGGATGCCGGACGCGGCAGCGGAGTCATGTATGTTCTCCCCGGCCGCGTCCCGGGAATGCTGGAAGGGGGCAACATTGATCTCCTGCACAGACCCCATATCCGCAACAAGGACGGCAGCTACAGCTCGGTGAAATCGGTTTCTTTCGGCCTCGACGGACATGAGGTGTTGGTGCCCGAGGTCATCAAAAACGCGATGGGGCAGTGGTTCGTCGGAACCGCGAAGCAGGCTCTCGCCTACTACCAAAAAACCGGGCAGTACCTCGGGGTCTTCGACAACGCAACGCACGCCGATGCTTATGGCACCCGCGTTCATAACGTTCTGGCGGCTCGCGACCAGCGTCTGCATCTTGCCCCGGTGCGAATGGATGTCACCATCAACATCAAGGACGCCCGCGATCCGCGCCATCTCGCCCGCCAGATTCGCGAAGAGCTGCTTCGTATCTCGCGGCGCGGCTCAGCTCAGCTGCGCGGCTCCGCTCCTGGCTCGAACCTCGGGCTGCACTAGGGGATGTCCTCGTCCGCCTATGTCGCGTTCAACGACTCATTCTTGGAGGAGTTTCCCACCTGGACGAAGCTACTGGGGTTTGCCGAGTGGGAGACGAACCGGGGTCGGGCCTATGAGATCGACCGCACCGAGACAGGCACGGCAACGATCAAACTGTACGACACGCTCGGCTCCTATGACGTAGGTGTCGGGACGGGCAGCGGCCCTGCCGCGTTGCAGCCGCTGAAACAGATCAAGATTGACGCGGTCAACCCGTTCACGGGCGTGACAACGACTCAGTTTCGCGGATACATCGAGGATTGGACGTTCGACATCGACCCGACCGAGCGTCTACAAACCGTCACAATCAGCTGTGTCGATCATTTCGATGTGATCGGCGGCACCGAGGTCGATCCCGGCAGCGACGGCACCGCCGACTACGCCGCCGCGCGGGTAGATGACCGTCTCCGCGCCGTACTAGAGGACATCGCCACGATGGCGGGGCTGACCGACTGGCCTGCGAGCTGGAAGAACCTCTTTACCGGGAACGTGATCGTGCAGGGTGTGAAGTATCAGCCGGGCACTGATTTGCTCACCGTCATGCGCGACGCGGCGGATGCCGAGTTCCCCGGAGTGTCCAACATCTTCATGTCGAAGGAGGGTGTGGTCTGTTTCCGGGGTCGCCTGGCGCGGTTGCGCTATCAGAACTACCTCGCCCGCGATCCGGCCAATCCCACTCAGCCCGCCCAGCCGGGAGAAGGCGACCGCTTCGCAAGCAAATCGTATCCGGGAATGAGTTGGAACCTCGGCGACGCAGGAGCTGTCCGTGCCGATCACCAGGCATGGACAGATCTCTTCACTGCGCGGCCGAAGCTGCTCGTGAACGGGTGGCTTCCGAACCACAGTTACTTCAACGACTTGACTGCCATGTATCCCGGCTGGACAAGCGGAAACCAGGTCATTCAATTTCTCCTTCCTACTGGATTCTCCGATATTTTTGCCGCCCAGTTCGCGATTGGTTCGACTTCACAGGCTTCTGAACCCAACTGGGCGAGTGCCCCCAATGTCGGAGATGGAGTTGCCGACACAGGCACATTCCAGGGTTGGTTCAACTGTGGTCCGCTCAGCGGACTGCCTTTCTTCTCAATAAATCCGTGGGCCACGAACACCGTGTATGCCGAGGGCGCTGCTGCTGTCACTCCTTCGACTCCTGACGGCCGAGTCAAAGTCATGTTTCCGGGTTATGGAGGGATCGACACGACTGGTGGCTCTGAGCCACCGTGGGTAAATGACGGTATCAACCCAGATGATGGCGGCTATTGGCTCGACAT